CCAGGGCGTTGAGACCGGGGGGGGGGGGGGGTGGGCTGGGGCTTGGCTCGGCGAGGAAGGCGTCTTCGGCTTGGCTCATGCCTTGAACTTCCGGCCGGTGCAGACGCACTGGATGAAGCGCATGTTCGGCGAGCCCGTAGCAATCCACGCGTCGATGTGGTGCGTGCCCTGCGAGAGCCCTGCGACCCGGGTCTCATGCACTCCGGCCCGGGTGTGGCCGGGAAGAACTGCTCGGGCCATGCGTCGATGCAGTTGGCCGTGTTGCCGTTCAGAGCCACGTACATGTTGACGCTGGCGACGCCGGAGCCGTTGTTCTGGATGAAACACTGCCAGAGCAGGTCGATGCTGAAGCCGGGCGACTCCGCCACGATGTCGAAGCTGGCGACGTAGGTGTTCGGCGACGGAACAGCGACCATGGAAGCGCCCTAGTAGTCTCGGAAGTAGTCGCCGCTGCCAGGCGGGGGCGGCGGCGGGGGCGATGTGACGACCGGCGGCGTGGTGACGCCTGCCTGCGGAATGTCCTGCGGGAACTGATAGTTGTTGTAGTAGATGTCCCCGGTGACCGCCCCCGGAGCCAGTCGCCCCGTGTCGATCACGCCTCCGGGAAGGTTCAGGCGCTGGACGGTGATGGTGCCGAAGTTGGCCGAGATCGCTGAGAGGGACGTGACGCTAATCTTGTCCGCGGTGATCGCCCCTGCGGCGACCTTATCGGCCGTGATTGCGCCGGTGACGATCTTGTTGGCGCTGATGGCTCCCGCAGCGATCTTCGCGGCAGTCACGGCGCCGGTCTTGATCTGATCTCCGTCGATGACGGTACGGCCGTAGGTGGAGTAGAGCGACGAGCCGCCGGTGTAGGTGGCCAGGCAAACCGAGTTCGGACCGGTCGCGGCGGCCAGGTCGTTGGTGGCGCGCAGGAAGCCCTCGCCCTGCAGCCAGAAGATATAGACCGGCTGACCGGCATAGAAGACGTTCGCCCCGCCCCCAGCGATGGTGTTGACGAAGGTCTCAACCCCGGCGTTGTTGGTGTAGATGATCGTTCCGGCAGTCCAGGCGAGGCAGTTTGGGTTCGGGGTGTTGTGCTCGAACTGGATGTTCAGCACGTTGATCCCGCGCTGGCCGATAGTCAGCCTGTTGGCGCTGATTGTGTTGGCGGCGATGCTGCCGCCTTCGATCTTCGTGGTGTCGCCACCGTTCCGCCAGTTGGCGAGGGTCGTGCCGCCGGAGATCGTGACCTTTCCGGGGTCGATCTGGGTGGTGTTGGCGTTGATCGCAGCCGCTGGATCCGCGTTGGCGGTGGCGGCGGCCTGAAGCGTGACCCCCGTGTTTCCTACGGTGATCGAGCCGGGCAGGCTGGTCGTGGTGCTGATCTTGTCCCCGGTGATCGTCCCGGACTGGATCTTGTCAGCCGTGATGGTCCCAGCGGCGATCTTTTCCGCCGTGACCGCACTGGCACTCAGCTTCTCAGTCGTGACCGCCCCGGCAGCGATCTTGGCTGCGCTGACCGCGCCGGCCTCCAGCTTCGGTGTTGAGACCGCGCCGTCGCTGATCTGGGTGCTGGTGATCTGCCCAGTGAGCTTGGCGGCGGAGATGGCGGAGATGTCGGCGTCGGTCAGGCCTGCGATGGTGGCGCTGGAGCCCGAGCTGAAGCCGCTGGTGTTGCCCGATCGGTCAACGGCCTTCAGCCAGTACCAGCGCGTCTCGCCAGCGCTGAGGCCGGAGCGCGCGAACCCCCCGAGCACACCAGACTGAGCGTTGACCGTCGCGATGCGGATCGCTGCACCGCTGTTGTTCGCCGTGTTCTCCCAGACCTCAACGTGGGCTAGGTCCGCCGCCACGGGGTTGGTCCACGACAGGAACACGGCGGTGAGAGACGCCGATACGAGCAGGCCGGTGGGTGCGGCGGGCGCGACGGTGTCCTTCGTCGTGAGGTGGACAACCGTGCTGCTCCACGCCCCCAGGCTGCCGAACTTGTCGACCGCTCGGACCCGCACGCTGAAGCTCACGTTAGCCGGGACTTCGATCTGGTAGTTGTTTGAGATCACCGGGAAGATGATCTCTCCGCCGCCGGACTGGGTGAGGCCGATCTGATAGCCGCCGAGGTCGGTTTCGGTGCGTGCCGTCCAACTGGCGCTGAGGAGCGCCGCGTCGCCTCGAATGGACGAAGTGACCACCAGCCCCGTGACCTGGCCTGGAGGCGTCGTGTCGAAGTCCCCGCCGGGGTCGGCGATGATCTCCTCGTAGGTGCGGAGTGCGCCGTTCTGGTCAACCAGGGCGCCCGCTGCGTTCGAGATCAGGTTGGGGACGACGTAGAGGCCCAGCGAGGTGTAGACGCTGGGATCATCCACCCCGCGCACGCGGTAGCGAACCGCCACCTCATAGCGCAGGCCGGGTGTCAGGCCGCGGAGGTCGACCTGGACCGAGCTGTTCGGCGATGGTCGCCAGACCCAATCGCCAAGGGGATTGTTGGACCCGTCGACCAGCCGATAGCCGATCAGCACCTCTGTTGCGCCGGGGTTGTCGGTCTCGCCCGTGACGCGGATCACCGGCACCTGAGCGCCGCCCGCGCCAGTCACGGCGTCCTGTGCAGCCTGCCAGGAGCCCGCGCCTGGGGCAGCAACGTAAGCCGGATCTATCCCGGTCAGGGCGGGTGTGGCCGGAGCGACGTCCGTGCGGCCAAGGGCAAAGTCGTGCTTGCCGTCCGTCTCGGAGCGGAAGCTGATGGTCACCACCCCGGAGGCTGGGTCGAAGCTGCGGCGCACGACCACGCACTTCCGGCCGTTTAGACCGAGTTCCGGCTCATTAACGGTGAACGCATCCCCGGCCCTGAGACCCAGAAGATGCGGCTTGCACGGGAGCGTGCCGGTCAGGGCCTCGCGACTGTTCGTGAGGTCATAGGCGGCGAGCTGTGCGGCCTGAACTGACGACGTGACGTAGGGGTATTCAATCTCGCGGGTTCGGGCCTCGTCCTTGTCCTCGCTCACATACGTGGCAGCAGTGACCACCAGCCCGGCGATCACCTGCCAGCCGTGGGCGGAGGAGCGGAACTTCGGGATCACCGTGTTGATCCGGTCTCGGAAGCTGAGCGAGGCGTCGATCTGCGCTTCACCAACCAGGTCGTCGCCCGTGATCGTCAGCACCGACGCTCGAGGCGCGTTGATCATGCAGCTGATCTGGGCGCCGCGGTTCAGCGGGACGCCGCCGCCAGCCTGCAGAATGGCCGCGAGCGCATGCCACTTATCGTCCGACGTGGTGACCACGCCGTTGCAGCCCCAAGCGTTGGTGTAGGCGACGCCACGGCCCTCCACGAAGGCGGCGATGTCGATCTGGGCGTCTGGCGCCCCGATGCCGGCGATGCGCCTTCCCAGCGTGCCGTCGGCGTTTCTGACGCGGTGGCCGCGCACCCAGGCGAGGGCGTGGAGGTAGGGGTTGTCGGTGTACTCCCAGGTCCGCCAGTCATCGCGTCGGTGCGCGCCCACCCCGCCGGGATAGGTGCTGTCCTGCGCCGGGTCCCACACCTTCAGGCCAAGGCATTCCCAGAGCGGCTTGGGCACGCCCGTCGAGTACTTCGCGCTGTCGCTTTCCAGCGTCCACAGCGTCGCGGCCAAACCCTTCAGACTGTGCGAGGCGGTCCACTCGGCGGGGTTGCCGCCGTGGTTCGCGGGGGTGTCCTTGGAGCCCGTGGCTGTATGGCGAAGCCACTCCCCGGTAGGCTGTCCGAGAGCTTGCTTCTGCCACATCCGGTTCAGGTAGTAGCCGGAGGCCCCCTCCCCCGCGTCTGCCGTGAAGCTGACCGCCGTGTCGTTGGCGGTGAAGCCGAGGATCTGATGGATCGGCCCGCCTGCGGACAGCACCGTATAGAAGCTCAGGTACTTGTTCTTGTCGCCGCCGACGTTCGCATGGACCTGCGTGCCCGTGGTCGCCATGTGGCCCATGAGGAACGGGACTGGCGCATCTGGATTGGCGCGGAAGTCCACAGGCGAGCCGCCGGACCCGACTTTTGGCTTGGGCGCGAGCGCGTTGGACGCAGCTGACGTGCCGACGGCCACCGCTGCGTTCACCGCGACAAAGGTAGCGATCTGCGCGAAGGTGGCTGTCCCGGCGGCCACAGCGGCGGAAGAGGCCGCGGCCCAGGATGCGATGGCGGCTGCGCCTGCTGCTATTTCCGCCAATCCACCCTCCAGGCCGTCGTTCGGATAATCGGGGTGAGGATTGCGATCCGGCCGCCCTGAGCGCCGAGCACCAGGCCGTTTCCGACGGCCACTGCCAAGGCCACCTTGCCGTCCTCACTGGGCATGCCGACGAGGTCGCCCATGATGGCTGCGGCAGGCGCGATGCGCGGCAGGCCAAGGGCGTCCACGGCCTCGCCGAGGTCGGCATAGCCGAGGCGCTTGAGGGCCTTTGCGGCTCCAAGAGGGCTGGAGTACCGCCCACCCTTCAGCAGGCTCACGCGCTTGCCCATGCCGCGAAGCTGAAACGCAGCCATGCGGGCGCAGTCGTACCGGCCCCAGGTGAAAGGCTTGCCGTCGTACCTGGCGATGGTGGCCTCAGTCGCCCGCTGGCGACGAATGAGCGAGTTCATCAGTCGTAGGTGAACGGCGCGTCGTAGCCGTACCCTCCGCCGCCACCGCCCCCGTTGCTGATCCCCGGGCCAACGTCCGTGATCAGGGCCGGGCGGGGACCGTCAGAGCCCCACGGAAGCTGGCGCTGAATGACCGGGACGTACTGCATGGACAGGTCTCCCGGATGAAGGGCTTGCCAGAAGGGATCGTTAAGCTTCGCGCCCTCGTTCGCCTGGAAGAGGCGCTCCCAGGCGGAGGCGACGTCGAGCGTCAGGGCCTTTGACCCCTCGCCGATGGAGATCTGAGCGGTGTCGAGTTCACCCACGAACAGGGGGTCCGTGGCCGTAACCGTGCCCGTGGCGGGGTTGATCACGCCGAACCAGATCGTCACCGGCGAACCCTGAGCCAGTGGGGAGGTCACCTCCGCCATCGCCGTATTCGAGCGCGGGTGAAGCACGATCTGCAGGCGCGGGGCTTCCGTCCCAACCGACTCCGGGACGGGCTCAATCGCGCCGAGTAAGCCGAACGTGGCGTCCTCGCCGGAGTAGATTTCGCCTTCGTGCAGAAGCTCCGCAGAGCCGTTGATGTAGCGGAGAGTTCGGCCAGGAAGCTCGATCTTCACCAGCATAACGCCGGTCGCCACCGCGCCCCGAAGCGCGGTGTCCATCGCAACAGGAAGAGCCATGGCTCAGGCCCGTTCCATAATGGAAAACCGCAACCCGGTTGTCTTGGCGGCCTCCAGCGTCCAGCCCTGCTCGCGCCCCTGAAGGTGGCCCTCGATGATCGGCTGAGCGAGTTCAACCACGGCCCCGTCGGGCGGGATTTTTCGGATCATGGGGCGGATGATGAGCGCCGCCGTGCCCGTCTCGCTAGAAACCACATCAGCGGCGGAGTTGTAGAGGTAGCGCTGCCCACCGACGATGATCGAGAAGAATTGACCCTCGTGAACCAGATAGAGCGGCGACAGGCCTCGGACGTCGAGTGTTTGGCCGCTCTGCCCCGCACCATCCACGACGGGAGAGCCCGGAAGCCCCACGTCATAGCCAGGCTGCGGGAAGCGCATCGCAACCGTATCGGTCTTGCCCTGCACCAGGCGGGAAACCCAGACCCGCCCAAGGCTCCCGTACAGCATCGGAGGCGTCTGAACGTCCAAAGCCCAGCGGTCGCCAGGCCAGTTGAGCAACAGAGAAGGCCCACCCTTGGACGAGCGCATCTCGCCGCCGAAGCCTACATACCGAGGCTCGGCCTCAGCCGCCTCGGGATTGACCGGCAGGAAGACCGTCATCGGAACGTCTGCCGGGCCTGTCGGCCCATCTGCTGCCGGCCGAGGGCGGCTCCGCCCCTTGCCCCCGCCACAGCGGCCTGAGCGGCCATGGGAGCCGCTGCGCGCTGCACGGCCACGTCAAAGAGATCCGACTTATCCACGCGGACCACCAGCACGCCGTCGCTCCCGCCGGCTCGAGCCTGATTGGCCGGGGTGACATCCACCCGCTCACCGCGTGTGGCACGGATGGCAACGATGTTCTTGTCGATGCCGCTTGAGCCGCCGACCGTGAACGAGCCCCCGTTGGCGAAGCCCGGCAGCATCTTGAGGACCTCGGAAGCCGCGTTCGCCCACCCCGCGACCTTGCCGTTGCCCCGGCCGGCCATCCCGAGCGCGCCCTGGAGGGCGCCTTTCCAGTCACCGCTTGCCAGCGCCTTGGCCACAGATCCGAGGCTACTGATCACGCTATCGGACATGCCCGCAAACGACTTGGCGACGTTGTCGTTGGCCGCACGGGCGGGATCGACCATTGCGCCGTCGAGCTTCTGCATCCACTCGCCGACTTGGCGGACCATGTCGGGCACGTAGGAGTTGCCGACGACGGCGTCGTACATGCCGGCGAAGAAGCCCTTCACGGCCTCCACCTTCTTGCGAACGCCGTCGACAATCGCGGAGAACTTGTCGAGCAACCAGGTCTTGATGCCCTCGTACATCCGCCGGACGTAGTCCACGACCACCCCAGCGATGCGCTTGATATCGTCGCCGAAGAGAACCCAAACCGCGATAACCGCGGTCACGGCGGTGATGATCAGGCCGAGCGGGTTGGTGGGACCCAGCAGCAGCATGAAGGCTACGCGCACGGCCATGATCACCGGCTTCAGGGCCGTCATTGCGGTCATCAGCGTGCCCATCACACCCACGACCGGTCCCACCGCGGCCGCAAGACCAGCCATGACGCCAATCGCCGTCTGCATCTGCGGCGAGAGCGAGCCGAACCACTTCGCCACGTCCGTGAGGACAGAGACCAGCGGCGTGATGGCTGGGATCAGCAGGGTGCCGACCGTGACCGACAACTCCTGCCACTGGGCCGACAGGGCGCGCTGCTTGTTGGCGAGACTTTCGGATGTGCGGGCCACGTCACCCTGCGCTTCCGTCGTGCCCTTCATGATCAGGGACGCACGAGCCTGGATCTTCGCGCTCTCGGCCAGCTCTCCGTTCGCGCCGATCAGACCCAGCTTCATGGCCTCAGCCTTCACGGCGGCCTCGGTCAGGTAGACGTTGAACTTCCGCAGCGGCTCGGCTTCACCGCTGAGACCGGCGCGGAGACGATCCAGCGCCTCTTCGGGCTTGATGTTGTGGAAGCTGGAGAGGTCCTGAGCCAGCACCGCGAACTCTTTGGACAGCTCTGCAGTCTGAGCCGTGGCAGGTCCGCCGGCCTTGAAGAGGCCGTTCATGGTCAGAGCGGCTTGCTGGAGCTCTTGCGTTGAGCGGCCGAGTGCGTCGCCGGTCTTACGCGCCCAGTCTTCGGTGCTCTTAGACATCGAGCCGAAGCTGACGTTGAACGCGGACTGCATCTCCTCCGCGTTCACGGCGGCGCTCAGCATCTCCTTGCCAATCAGCGTCACGGGAGCCGTGATGCCGAGGGACATCGCCGCCCCGATGCCCTGCATTTTCTGGCCAACGCCGCTCATCGTGGCCTGGGCGCGCTTCATGCCGGTCTCGAACTGCGCGGTATCGGCGCCGAGGATGACGCGCAGGGCGCCGATCACTGCCTGAATAGGAGCCTCCTACGGTTCGTGGATTGCGGTGGCAGCCGCCCACGCCTGGGCGGTGGCCATCAGCTCCTGCCAGGGGCGGGGTTGGTTCTTCTTCGGCCTGCGCTTGCGCCTACCGGTCAGGTCTTCGAGCTTGGGGAACTTCTTGGGGTTGACTTGGCCCAGGCGCGCGGTGTGCCACGCCAGCCATGCGCGCCCGCGGTGGGCGTGATCAGCGGCGCGGGCGCAACCCTGGACCACGGCCGCCAGAAGCCGGGGCGTCTGTCGCCAGAAGTCTTCGGGCTGCAGACCAAGCTCACCGACCCACAGGCCGTAAAGCTCTAGCCAGTCCCAGCCCTCGCCCGCTTCTGAGGGCCCTTGGTGGCGTTCGCTGCCTCCGGGAACGCGAGAGAGACGGCTTCCGCGATCAGCTCGCCGGTGCGAAGGGCGCCCACCTGATCGATGATGACCGCTGCTTCCCGCTCACTGAGGTCGTGGTGCTGCAACAGGCCGCTGTGGAAGATCCCCAGCATATCATCGAAGCCGAAAGCGTCGGCGGGCCTGTCGAAGAACTTCTGGGCAGGCATACCCTGACGGCGCTCCAGGGCCGCCAGGGCGTAGCTGCCGAGCACCAGCGTGTACTTCTGATCACCGGCCTCAAACGAGACCTCACCCTTGATCGGATTGCTCGGCATCAGGAGCCCGCGACCCGCGTGACAGTGCCGGTCACCTTGGCGGTCACAGTGGCCGTCATCTTGTCGTCGGCGGGCAGCGCAGGCTCGTAGCCCGTGCAGAGCGCCAGGAAGGTCCAGCGCCAGCCGTTCGGGAAGGTGATGCGGCAGTTCTTAGAGACCCGCCCAGCGCGCCAGGCCAGGATCGCCGTTTCGCTGGCCGAGCCGGGAATAAAGTTCATCTCGAACGAGGCCTCGCCTGGATCGGTGAGGCCCATGATGAACTCGCGCATGTTGCCCGGGCTCGACATGTGCGTGGCGTCGATCACGTCCGACGTCTCGCTCGGCGGCGTGATGTCGTAGACCTCCGCAATGGTGGTGAAGACTTCGGGCTGAGCCCCGTCGCCAAGGGCGAAGCTGGAGCCGTGGCCGATGGTGGCGGCGGTAGGCATTGCTAGTTCTCCGTATGCCAGATGATGAGGTCGAGGCGGGTTCGGTGGAGAGCACCGGCCGCCTCGGGTCCGGGCTCGAAACTGTCGCTTTCGTCATCGATGAAGACGGCGTTGAACGGCGCTGCGTCCGCGTGCTGAACGACCTGGCGGGCAACCGCTTTCACGCTGGTGTAAGACGCGCCCCAGCAGTCCACCTGGACGCGGGAGCGCACGAGGCCGGAGCGCCCGGCGTAGGTCTGGTCACGCACCGCGTCGATGCGAGTCAGGACAACGGCCGGCAGCGGTGTCCCCTGAGGCCTAACCGCCCAGTGAATGCGAGACCCGACCAAAGCGACCAGGGAAGCTCGGCTGAGCAGGTATCCGATCAGGGCCTCTTCCATGATCAGCCCCCCGCCTTCGCCCGCTTCTTGGCGAGCCTCGCGGCCGCCTTGCCGACCTCGGCGCCAAGGTCGTCCTTGAGCCCTTCCAAGGCAGCCATGCGTCCACCGTCCCAAGCCCGGCGGAGAGCCCCGTTCGGAGCGTTGTGGACGGAGCCGAACTCCTCGAGGTGGGCCGCCGGATCGGGACCTGCGCCCGCGTAGACCTCGACCGTAGACTTACCCAGTCGCCGAGCCTTGGAAGCCTGGCGGCTCGTCAGCTTGGTGCTGGCGCCGATGCTCTGGCGAAGGTGGCCTTGCTGAACATCGACGCCGGCGCGGTAGTTGTCGGCGATCGGCTGAGCGCGCTTGAGCAGCACGCGGCGCAGAACGTTCTTGCCGGTGGCTTTGGGAAGCTCGCCTAAGGCCCGGTCGAGTTCCTGGAGGCCCGCGACGCGAACCTTCTTCATCAGGCCAGGCTGAAGGTCAGGGTCCCGGCCGCAAAGGCCACCTCGTTATTGGTGGCTACGAGCTGAGCGCCGCCGGTCAGTGGGGCGTGCCACAGAAGGTTGCCTGCGGACGCGGCGTCGAAGACACCGAAGTGGGTGACGGTTGCCCCGCCAGCGGCCACGCCGAAGTCCACGGTGGCGCTGTTTGCAATCTGCTGAGCGGTCCCGCTAACCGTAGGAGCGCCAAAGGCGGCGACTACACGACCCGCAGGGCGGATGGTGGTCGTGACCTCCGTCCCGGCTCCGGCGTCAGTCGGATCCGAAGAGAAAAGGCCGACGTAGACGGCGCTTGGGGCTGCCGGCATGGCCGTGCCCCGGAAATAGTTGAGAACGCGGGCTTCCATGACGTCGGACAGCGCGGCCATGAGGTTTTCTCCATGCCAAAAGGCCGCGCGAGGGCGGCAGGGGTAGAACGGGAGTCGTGGTGGTGGTTAGGCTTGCTGGAGCAGCGCCTTGGAGGCCCGCCAGCCCAAGCCGTAGACGTTCTCGATGGCCTCGTGGCCGAGCTTTCTGCGGAGGCGGTGGACGTAGACCTGAGCGTTCCCAGGGTTCTCGTTGTGAGGCAGCAACTGGGCGGCGCTCAGGACTCGACCCTTCGCGGCAAGAAGCGACTCTAGGACCCTCGCCTCCTGGCCGGTCAGCCGATGACGCTCCAGCAGCCGATCCAGGGCCGTGGGCTCGCCTAAGGCCAGGTGGTGGATCGCGAAGAGGCGCTTCAGCCGAGCGTTTTCGGCTTCCAGCTCCCCCACGCGGGCCGCTAGGTCGCCCATTCACCTGTCAGGCGCATGGTCTCGCCTCCCGCGGGGGTTGTGGTACGGTCGACAAATGGAATGGTTGACTGAGTACGCTCGCAATATCCTCGGCGGTGGCGCGCTCTTGGGGCTCGCGGCTGGGGTTCTGTGGGCGCTTAATTCCTGCTTTGGCCCGCCGCCAGAGGACCCAGATCGCATCAGCGGTGATTGGTGATCAGAGCGTAGGCGCAGCGCTGAAGTAAGGGTGATCGACCGCCAAGGTGATCCCGTAATCCCAGGCGGCATAGCCTTCCAGCCGCCTCATGTCGTCGTTGCTGATCACCTTCCGGCTGAAGAAGATCTCGAAATTGTCGCCGATGGTCGACAGCAACTGGAGGGTTGATGTGACCGCAACGGGGTTTTTCAGTGCCGAGCTTGAGCGCATCGCCTTGACCGCGCCATCCTGGCGGAACTCGACCCGACCATTCTCGATCACGCCCGAAATCACATGCAGCGCGTTGTCCGTCCCGTAGCCTGGGGTGGCTGCGTAGTAGTAGGGGTCGGTAAACGTCTGCCCGCCGAAGCCGAAGCCAGAACCGGCCAGGTTGAAGTCGCCAATGGCCTGCAATCGGCTTGTTGGCGTTGGCGACCCCGGCGATGTAGCCGGAGGTCGCCGCCCATGAGCCGGGGGTCCAGAAAATGTCCCCGCTGGCGTTCCCTGACGACGGTTTGACGACGGCCATGAAGTAGATGGGCGCCGCCGGGTGAGCCATGCTGGCCTGCACCAGGCTCTTGCCGCTCACCACACGGACGGCGTTTCTGCTCCCCAGCGCGTTGACGATGTAAGACGGCTGGGGCGGTGCCTGTCGCCTGCTGAAGCGACCCTCCGTAAGCACCCTTGTTCGCCACGGCCGAAACATTGCCGCCGCTCTCGGTGACGGTTGCTTGGTCGCTGGCTCTGAACCACGCCACATCGGCGGTTCCAAGCGCAGCGGGCGTCCATAGGGCAGTGACCTGCTGGATGTTGAACGTGATCGTCTGGGAGGTGGCGTTTCCTGCGCTGTCCGTGGCCGTCACTTGGACCACCCGGTCGTTGTCTCCCCCCGGCGCGTAGGTCTGCGACGGCAGCGAAAGTGTAGACCCGGCAAGGGTGAACAGGCCCGCATCCGCGCCGCCCGTCTTGGACCAGGTGACGATCTCGTTGGCGGTAAGGGTGTGGTTTTTTGGGCTCCCCTCAACAGCGTCGATAACCGCCGCGGAAGTGATCGAGGGCGCAACGGCATCGGCCGCAACGCGCTGGGCGACAGCTTGTCCGACCCGCGAGGAACCTGAGGCCTTGAGATGGACGCTATCGAAGTAGTCCGCAGCTGAAGCTGCATAGCTGCCAAACAGCGCGTTGATATCCAACAGCGGCGGCAAGCTGTTCTCGGTGACCAACTCGGAGAGGGCGGTCACGTAGGTCCCCGGTATGTTGTAGCTGCCGCTTGCCGGCGTTGGGGAGATCAGCAGCACGTCTGCCCCGCTCGCCTTGCACGCGGTGATCAGGGTCTGAAGGTTGGCCTTGTAGGTGCTCACGGCCACGCCGTTGAAGATGTCGTTAGCGCCCAGCATGATCGTCCAGAGGTGAGCGCCAACCGCAGCGATCATGTTCAGCGGCGACCAGGGGTCCGTTGCCACGATATGGTCTGCAGTCGTTGCCCCCACTGAGCCGTAGTTCGCAACCGCGACCGAAGCCTCGGCGGTATTCCAGACTCTGATGTTCAGGATCTCCACGTTGCCCCCAGCGGCCCGCCGCACATTCACGGGGCTGGAGCCGAGCGGGGAGATAACCACAACCTTCCCTATCTGGGCCGCCCCCGCCGTTTGCACGGTCTGGAGCACCGAACCGCCAACATCGACAGTGAAGTCGCCGAGACCCGGCGACATCACGTAGAGCAATTCGATGCGATTGAAGACAAAGCCAGGTGCGAAAGTCAGCGCATCCGTCCCGGCGCTACGCGCTCGGTTGCCCCCCAGCACCATCTGTTCGGTCGCAACCGCCCAGCTCGTGCCCAGCGTCAGTCGGGAGTCGTAGCCGACCCAGATCGGCTTTTGATCGTAACTGGCCCCGGTGAGCGCTACGCGGTTGTTGGGCGTGAGTACGGCATCATAGACCTTGAGCTGGCCGGTGTTCAGGCTGGCCCGCGCGACCGCAGGGGGAGCCAAGACATGGGCGCCGGTGGTGTTCCGGCTGATCACGTCGGTCGTGCCGCTCCCCCAACCCGTGGTGGTGCTGTCGCCGATCATTCCGATTAAGGCGCGCCCCGCAGCATAAGCGGACCGAAGGTTGGGGAATTGAGGTGACAGCAGCGCGGGGTTGCCGAATGCGCCGGATCGGCGCGCCCGAGCGGCCCGGCGAGAAGGCCGCATCATGCGGAGGTCGTTCCGGAGAGTACGTAAGCCGCCGACGCGCCGCCGACATTGCTCCTGACCACGAGGCCGGCAGTCGCGTTCAGCCCGGCCAGCTTGGTGTGGTTGTCGTAGTTCCCGAGCGTCGCCCCAGGTGCTGGGTTAAGCGTCACCTGCCCCGCTCCGCCCTGGATGATCCCGCACCCCCAACCTTCCGGGAGGCTATTCGGCAGGCCCAGGGTGATCGCCGCGGCATTCGTCAGCACCACGTCCTTGTCCCGGTCGCTGAGCTGCAGCGTGTAGGTCGTGCCGGTTTGAGCATTGATCCGGGTAAGCCCCGCCAGTGCGGTCGGGAGTTCAACGCCGTCATTTACGTCGATAGTCGGCATCAGGCGGCTCCACGAGAACGTACTTGCCGCCGTCTTTGACGAGGGCGTTGTTGGAGATGACAAAGTCGAAGCCTTCAGGCGGGACCATGGGCGAGGCGAACAACACGTACTTGCCGTCGCTCTTCACCAGCGACCCGCTGCTGAGGACGAACTGGGTTCCGGCTGGAGGATCGAGGTGTTGGCCCGCGCCGTTAGTCAGGACACCGCCCGCGGCGCTTGTCGCCACGGCCGATCCTGCGAGCACGGTCCGCACCCTCAGCGCACCGGTAGCGGTGCTCTGCCCGACCCCCGCCCCCTGAAGGTCGGTTCGAGCGCGCAGCTGCCCCGTAGCGAAGCCCTGAGCCACCGCGGCGCCCGACAGAAGGATGCGCCGCCTCAGCGTTCCCGAGGCCGCGCTGGTGGCCACAGCCGCCCCTGCGAGGGCATTCTGACCCGCCAGCGTCAGCGCCCCAGAGGCGGCGCTTGTGGCCTGGGCGGAACCCGCGAGGAGGAAGCGAATACGTAGTTGACCTGCGGCGGACGAACTGGGCGACAGCCGAACCGGCGAATTGCCCTCTGGTGCGGAGCGCGCCGGCGGCGGACGAAAGCCCGACAGCGCTTCCCGCCAAGACCGAACGAACGCGAAGCGACCCGCGAGCGGAGGTGATGGTCGCCGCGTTGCCCGAAAACTTGCGAACCAGCCGCAGTTCGCCAGTTGCGCCACTCTGAGCCGCGGCGGCTCCAATCAGCGCCCAACGGATGGTGGCGGGGTTCTCAGCCCGGTTTGTCGCGGTTAGCTCAAGCCCTTCCCGGCGCCCGATCTCCTTGATCGCGATGATCTCGAAGACGCGGTTTCCGAAGACCAGCCGATCCTCAACATCGACCTTGGCGGCGTTGGGAGACCAGCGGATCTGAAACCGCAAGACCTTGGAGGCGGCTAGCTCAGAGGACGCAAACCGCTCGCTGTCCCGCACCTCCTCTTTCGAGGCGGACACCGTCAGGAACGGCGCCCAGGCGTGGACTTCCTCGTTGAACGCGTTGGCGGTGATGGCCGCCCGCTCGATTGTGATGCGACGATCGAGGCGGCCGGCGCGCATCAGTCGGGCTTCACAGCCTTCGCTTCCTCGGCGGCCTTGGCCACCTCAGCGGGGACCTTCTCGTAGGTCTGACCCGCGTAGTAGGCGGCGACCTTAGTCGGCCGACCGCCCTCATCGCGCTCGAGCACCAGGTCGAAGTCGTGGGCGAACGTCACTGTCTTCATCAGACTCTCCACGTTTGGTAGGGCGCCAGCAGCGCCTCAGCGGCGAACGGTATTGGCGAGCGGTCTCCCCGCCGACCACGACCGCCTCTCGATTGGCGAACCAATGGCCGACCAGCAGCAGGATCGCGTGCTTGATAGGCGCGGGCACATCTGCGGGAGCGTCGCCGGCCGTGTATGTCACGACCAGTTCGCCGGTCAGCACCGTGCCTGCTTCAAGGCGGAGTCTGTGCTCACCGAGAGCGCGTAGAGGTCAGGCGAAACGATAGCTGAAGGAGAACCTGCGCGGACCTCTATGATCGAGCGCACCGGCCCGCGCGGTAGCCCGTAAGAGCCAATCCACCTCGTCTCGCCCGCCGACGTCGCCTCCAGCGTGGTCGTGGTGATGGAAAGGTCGAGGGTCTTCTCGATGTGGCTTTGCGCCGCCGCGATCAGACCCTCGACATAAGGCTGCTGAGAAGTGTCACCATCCAGCACGAGGTGCGCGTCAGCTTCAGCCCAGGTGACGGCGGGCGAGCCGGGGATGGTGACGCGGACCGACATGCTTAACCGGCCTTCGCGCGTCTGGTAGTCGCTTTGTTGTCGGGGACCGGTGCAGCCTTGTTCAGGACTTCTGGCGCGCTCTTCGCCCCGGCTTCGCGCACCGCGCCAAGGCGCGTCAGATGGTCGAAGTCTGCCTGCGAGAACTCGCGCTCAGAGCCTGCGGGCTGGCCGTCGAGCGGCTTCACAAGGATTGCCTTGATCATTCGTGTCCTTTGCTGTCAGAAAAGGACCGGCGACGCCCCTTAAGACGCCGCCGGTTAGGTCGTCAGGTCAGGCCACGCGGCCGAGGTCGCCGTAGACGATGGCCTGAGGACGGTAGATGGCCAGCGCCAGCCGCTCTTCGGCGCGGATCGTGACCTTGTTCCGCACGAAGTTGTCCTGGTCCTCGGTGGACACGTCCACCGTGGCGTCCTGACGGTCGAAGATCTGCGCCGCCAGGTTGAAGGCGCCCACGAGGGCCTTGTCGACGCCCATGGCCTGCGTCGGCACCACCGGCAGGCTCCACAGGGTGGGAGCGATCGTCCCCTGCGGATTGCCGATGATGTACCGGCCCGTGGTGTCCTTCGCCATCTCGATGGAGGCCCAGTCGATCGGGTTCATCACGATGCCGTTGGGCGGATACTCGGCCAGCGCCGCCTGCAGGATCATCAGGCGGAGGATGTCCACCTGCGTCGTGGCGGTGAGGCCACCGGGCGCAGCGTAGGCGGTGGCCGCCGTCACCAGCCCAGCAGGTTCTGTCCCGAGCCGCTGCCGTTGAGCAGTTGGGCCTTCTTCGGCCAGCGCCAGGCCGTAGCGCAGGCGTTGGTCGATGATCGAGCGCAGACCCGGAGCATCGGCCAGGATCTGGACCGAGGTCGCATCCAGTGGGCGATGGTCCGCACGGAGGCGGTCTTGTCCTCGAACTGCAGATCGGACTGCGGCTTGAGGGTCCCTTCCGCCACCGGCGCGGCGTTGTTGGTGAACAGCTTCTCCTGCTCGTACTCAATCGAACTGGAGGCGGTCTGCCCGGGCAGCAGGAGCGAGCGCACCGTCAGACGACGTTGCGGCAGCTCCACCTGCATCCCGCGCCGATCGGTCGGGATCAGCGCGCCCGCGGAGCCCGCGGCGTCCGTGGTCAGGGACGTGATGTCCTTGACCTCGACCACCACGCGACCGCGGGGACGGGTCTGGCCAGCGAAGGCCTTGAACTGCTCGTCTTCGGTGAAGCGCTCGCCCGCGGAACGGGGGGCGTCGCCGTCGACGCCGCGGCGGGCCATCTTCTGCTCCATCTCATCGAGACGGGACTTGGCCTCGTCCATGCCGGTGATGGCTTGATCGGCCAGCTCCTTCGCCGTGGTGGCGAGGGGCGTGCCGGCTTGGGCCTCGGCGAGGGCCTTCTCGGCGATCTCCTTGACCCTGTCGTGTTTGGTTTCGAAGTCGCTCTTGATCTCAGCCGCCAGCTCGGCGGCCGACTTGGTGTCGGTCGTCATGTTCGTCGTCCTTGGAAGAAGGGAGGGTGAAGGGTCAGCCGGCCTGCAGAGCACGCAGGAACTCGACTGCATCGTTCGCCTTCGCCTCGGGCTCCCCCCGAAGATGCGGCGTCGCCTTGCCAGCAATCGCTGCGGCTAGGCTCTTCGAGAAGCCACCTGCATCCCGCAGGAACTCCTCAAACTCACGGATGGTCGGCAGTTCACCGGCCTCCAGAATGCTTTTTACGGCGGTGATCTGCGCCCGCTGGTGCATTGGGATCGCCACCAGAGAAATCTCGTGCACGGCAATCTCTTGAAGCTCACGCACCTTGCCCTGCATCCGGTGCTTGAGCGTGCGATAGCCGATCGACAGGCCGGACAGCGCCCCATCGCGGGTGAGGGCGTGAGCCTCCTTCCCGGCGCTGGTGGACATCGCGAACCGGCCTTTTGCGAGCAGCCCGTCGCCCGTCTCCGTGAGGCTGCTCCAGACGCCCACCGGACGCTTCTGATCGTGGAACAGCAGCATGGGGACGCGCGCACGTCCGGCGAGAGATTTCGCAGCGGCACCCGGGATGATGAGGTCGTCGCCGTGATCTACGTCACCATAGCCAGCCGCGACGCCTTCAATCAGCCCGTCATCGTCAACGGCTTTGACATCAAGCTGGAAGTCGAGAGTGTTCATGCCGCTTCCTCCTGGCCGGCCGGCGGCGCATTGATTGGGACGTTCTGCATCTGCATCCGCGGAACATCGCCGCCCGGGACCGGGGGCAGGTTCTCGTGCGCGCGGACCTCGTTGATGGTGGTCCAGCCGTTCTGCAGGCCGGACTGGTAGAAGGCCGCCCGAGCAGCGCTGTCGCCCCGCAGCAGGCCTTCGACGTTGAATTCGACGCTCAGGCCTTGGGCGCGACGCTCAGCCAGCGGCACGAGCTGCTTGAGCACCGCCTGCTCGATGCGCTTCAAGCGCTTTCGGAGCGTGAACTTCTGGAAGCCAAGGACGTCGACTCCTTGCCGGTGCCCCAGTTGGAGGCCTTGTCGCCGAACCCGACCATGGCCGGCGGGACACCGAAGAGCCGACAGATCTGCTCGCCGCTGAACTTGCGGCTCTCAAGCATCTCAGCGTCGTGCGGGTTGATGGAAAGCTGCGTCCAAGTCAGGCCGTTGTCCAAGAGCATCGGACGGCCCTGCCGGATCGAGCCCTGATACTTCTCCGCCAGGTGGCGCTCGAGCTCGTCGCGCTGCTCCTTGGTGAGCCGCACCTCAGGCTTGGTGGACAACACGCCGCTTGGGTTGACCCCGTTGGCGAACATCGACCCCGCTGCACTCTCAGCCGCCAACGCGTCCTCAAACACACCCCGGCACGCCGAGAGCGTTGAGGCCCCCGACAGCGCGTCCCCGAAGGGGCCACGGATATGCAGAACCTGCTCGCCGGCCTTGACCACACGTCGCCCACCGTCCGTCCACTCGTACTCAATTCCGCCGTCGCCTCGCCGCTTGGCCTTCACCAAGTCCGGGCGGATCGGATGCAGCGCCATCAGCGCCCCAGAGTCGCGCCGCTCCATTAGCGCGTAGGCGTTGCCCTGAAGCTCAAGGCTCGCGGCCATGACCTCCCAGAAGTCCATGGCGGTGAAGATCGAAGTTGGGGCTGTCGTGCAGCACAAAATAGAGCGGGTGATCTCTCGCGACCGTTCGCACGCCCTTGTCGTCCGTGCGGTAGACCATCACGGGAAGCGACGCGATCGTGCCCGCGATCAGCTGGACGCAGGCCCAGTGGCGGACAGGCCCGACAGCGCCCCCACCCTGACGCTGCTCGGACGTCGCGGTAATCCGCCACGGTCACCTGATTGGTGACGAAGTTGTCCACGTTCTCAGTTGAGGCCTGCCCCCCGCGCCAAGGCTCGATGTCCTTAGTGCCGTCGAGGGAGAAACAGGCGCTTAAGCCAGCTCAAGTGTAGCTCGCAATCCAGGAGTCGGCATCGAACGCTCCCTCCCCTGCGCGCTCTCGCGCCTTCAACCCCAGGGCCATACTCAGAGCGACCGCGCCGTCGATGCGAAACCGGGCCTTGGCCTTGTCGAGCTTGCGCCCGCCGGCCGGGTCCATCGTGGCCACGGCGTTGGCCATGTTCCACGTCAGCACCGGGTTGCTCGGGTGCTTCAGCTCGTCATGCAGAACGGCCGTCTCAAGCGCGTCGATCGCGGGGCTCATGTCCTTGAAGCCCTGCCCCCACGGGATCAGCCGCAGACCGTCGCCACCCTCTCCGTCCTTGTGCGCCTCAAGCTGGACGCCATCGAACTCGCGAAGCAGGCTGTCGATGCCCCAGCGGTCATAGGCCAGGCCCAGCACGTTGAAGCGCTGGCTCAGCTCGGCGATTAGCTGCGCTACAGCCTTCGGGTGGATACTTCGGCCATTCACCGCCTCGATCAGGCCCTCGTTCGCCCACCGGCGGTAAGGCACCCGGTCGCGGCGCTCGTGCTCCTCGATCAGGTCTTTTGGCTTCCAGAACCAGGCCTGAACCCGTGAGCCGCCCTCGGCCGACACACCCACCAGCGAGGTTAGGTCAGTCTTCGCGGACAGATCCAGCGCCAGGTAGACGGCCTCGCCGTCCTCCCACTGCGCGTCGCCGCGGCAGCTTTCCCAGTCGGTCCGCGCGATGAGAGTCGCGTTCGGCGCCACCCGCTGATTGAGGTAGAGGTTCCGAAACTTCGGCTCCTCCGCCGGCATCCGCTTTGCCTTGCGAGCCAGAACGGCGAGGTCTTCATAGGACCGGAAGTCGCCGAGCGCCGGATTGGCCGCTTTCCAGCCCGCCTCGTCCAGCAGGTCGGTGTCTTCCTCCGCCGCGTACAGGTGGCAGACCGTACTCGGGTCCTCGCCCGACAGGCCGTCATCGATCAGCTTGGAGAGGATGTGGTTCGGGTCGTTCGACTGCGTGCTGATGGTCAGAAACAGCGGCTGCGCTCGGGCGCCCATCGACGTGTCGAGCACGTCGTAGAGATCCCGGTTCTTCGCCTGCGCCAGCTCATCGAAAATCGCGAAGCTCGGGTTCAGCCCGTGCTTGGTCCCGACCTCGGCCGACAGCGCCGCGTAGAAGCTGCCGTTAGACGCGCAGACGATGCGCTTGGTGGACTCGATCACGTTCAGCATCGCCGACAACTCGGCGTCCGCCTGGACCATCCGGGCCTGCGGCCTTGAAGACTTGAGCAGCCTGGGCGCGATCGTTAGGCGGCCGGAGTAGACCTCACCGTTCAGCTCGGCCTCAGGACCGACCAGATGCGTCAGCGCCAGCGCGGCGGCTAGCTCCGTCTTGCCGTTCTTGCGAGCGATGCTGAGCACCGCGCGACGAACTGTGCGAAGTCCCGACCTCTCCGGCCCGTACACCGCCTCGATAAAGGCGACCTGCCAAGGCCTCAGCCGGATGGGCCTTCCAGCATCGGGGCCGGCGGTAACCGTCAGGCACTGGATGAAGGCGACGACCTTCGCCGCTCGTTCACTCAGGCCGCGCCGATCAGACCCTGGAACTTGCTTGTCTTCTCTTCGCCCGTCGCCTTGACCCGCGTCCGGCTTGCGGGCGTTCCGCCGAACTCCACGGCGATCTTCCGCATGTCCTCGCGGGTCTTGTCCAAGACCACCATCCACGCAGACCTCACAGGCTGGCCTCCAGCCGTTTCGCTGATCATGCTGCTGCCGGGCTTCAGCTCTTCGGCCCTGGCCATCTCCTGCTCGACGGTCACCCGCCGCGCCTCGAGCCGGCAGTACTCAGCGAGCTGATCACGGTCCGCCGCGGTGGCCACCAGGCGCCAGAGCCGGGACATCTCGTGCCACTTCTCCAGCGCGACACCGTCCAGGCCGGCAGGCGGGGCGCCGACAGGCCCTGGACTGGGCTCATCCGCGTTCACCGGTCCGCTTTCCGGGGTTGCCCTCGATCACCCTCAAGGCGGTCGGCTTGGGCTTGCGGCCTCGGGGCATGGGCACCTCACGCGCGCGACATCGTCAAAATCGCGGGATTTCGTTTTGAAGGCCCCGCCGGTTTCCGCTCGGGTGGGCTCCGGACTTTCGGACCGCCCCCCTCAGTCGAAGCTCACCTCGACATCCGTACCTGCGAGCCAACCAACGAGGACTGCCACCTTGGCTGCGAGCCATAGGCGCAGTCTGTGCCCGCGGGAGAAGCGGAACTTCAGCACGATCTGCTGGGTGACCTCTCGGCTATCCAGTGTGATGCTCGCCATGTGTGAACCTCAGTGTCTCGTGCGGTTCGCGGGGTGCCGCTCATCGGTTGGCCAGCCGGTCGCATCCGCTGCGCCCGTATAGAAGAGCCGGCCTTCGTCATGTGCAGTCTTTACCTTGTGGCAGTCGGAGCACAGGGGCTGAAGGTTGGACCGCTCGTTGCTCCCGCCTTTGTAGAGCGGGACGATGTGGTCGATCTCTTCGGCCGCTCTGACCCTGCCGTTCAGCAGGCAGTGCCGGCACAAAGGCTCGTCGGTCAGGGCCTGTTGGCGCAGGCGTTGGAGGGCTCGGCCTCTGATGCGCTCGTCGGTCATGGGGTACGCGCCCTCACCGCTAGGGTTTAGGGGTCTGAGCCCGTCCGATGGGTGTCGGCGGGGCGCGATCTCGGGAATTGCTAACGCAGTTGGCCTCGCGCCGATGTGCGCGAAACCGGGGATCGGCCTGCCCCTGCGGGGGCGGTGGGGGCTCTCGCCCTGTGGCTGCGTAAGCCACTCAGCCGGTCATCCCAGCCGCCGAAGCGGCCATTACCACGGATAGTGCCTGAAGAGAGGCCACGGCGCAACATCTATGTTCCGGCGCGTTGCGCCCACATCAGACAGCCGAAGTCGGGGCGGGTCGCCAGTCCCGCCGCGTAGCCCTCTCCATCCTGTGCCACTGCGAGCGACGTACTGTCTTGCGCCGCTCCGTATGAGCTAAGGGTTCGAGCGCATTCGCCCCATCGGTCGTCATCAGGGCCAAAGGGATCGGTCCAGTACCGGCAGGTCATGCACCGCCCTTGAGTGGCCGCCGCCTGTATCAAGCTGCCTCCAGCCGCTTCGTCTCGATGGTTGCGATCATACTGCGGCCGAACAGCGTGAGCAGCACCCGGACGCGCTCCTTGGTGCCGCCGCGAATGATCTGGCCAAGCAGCCCTTTGTCGACGCCGTCCTTCACCCGCACCGCATCGCCAATAGCGAAGCGCCTCTCGTGCCGTGTCTTGGTGCGGTCGAAGAGGCCCACCCGCTCGGCTCGTTGGATAAGCTGGATCCAGCGGGGTTCGATCGTGGCCGGGTTGAAGCTGGCGTAGACGAACCCCCTCACCCCGTCGATAGCCCGCACGTCAGCGAAGCGGGGCTCCTCAGGCTTCATCAGGACGAAGACGTAGCCGGGGAAAAGGGCGGAGCCAGCATCTACCTTGCGCCGGCCGATGTGCCGCCAGCGGCGCTCGTGCGGCGCCCAGGCGCTGATGCCGGCCTCGGCCAAGGCTTCGACAACCCG